TCCTAAGTCCGTTCCTCCTACTACTACATTTGCCCCATTCAAAGGGTTTATGTCAGCATCAGTTACGAGTCCAGTTATAGATTGTGCGAACAATCCAGTTATCATCATAAGTGATACAATTAGATTCCGTTTATTCATAAACGTTCTCCTTGTGTTTCGTTAAAGACACATTTTTATCCAGGTGTGTCATTTGCCTGTTTTGTCGGGTATGTGAAATCTGTTATCAATTAGCGTAATCTTGGTCATCATTGTCACCAGTAGTGGGAACAATTTCTACATCACAAAAATCACCATCACAGAATTTTTCTATGTTGGCTTCTTCTTGTTTAATCACACCAAAACTTAATTTTTCAAGTCTCTTAACTTGTTTATTATATTCTTTTTCATCAATTGACTCGTAAGGCATTTGTTTGTAAGCACCTAACTCGTGTCTTGGTAAGAGAGAAATACCTTTTAAGTGGTATTGATAATAATTTAATACGTGAGGAATTTGTTCTCCCTCAGTTTTCGGGTCGAATGTAACTGTACAACTAACTTGATTGTCTGCCCAATGTCTCTGCATAAATGCTGCAATACTGAATTGTTCCCATATGGATAATTCACCAGCAGTTCTTATACCTTCCCCAACATCTACGGGTATTTCAACAACCATCGTTGTATCTTCTGAACCAAACGCTGGTTCAACTTTATATTTTGCTTTCTTTAATGGTTCTATGAGTTCTGAATATTTAGATACCCTTACTCTCCGAATATAGAAACGACTTTCGGGATAATGTAAACCTGGAGTAGCACCAGCAAGTAATGAAACTGTACCACTTGGTTTAACTGAAGTAGTTTTGATAGAACGTGGTACTGCAAACCAATCTGAGTACATCTTATCCCATTCTTGTATTGTATCATATCCATTCTCCAACCAATCTTTTAATTCGTGTAAACCACGACTTGTTATAAATTGTGCAACACCACTTACCGAACATCCAATTCTACGATTTCTTAACATAACTCTATTGGTATCTGACCAATGTGTTCTACCAAGTGTTACCGTTTTAGCATAAAGATACGCATATTTTAATGTCCTCTGATAATCCTCTAACGAATCGTGGTTGTTTGGAAATGTTTCCACTAAACAACACAACTCATATGATTCAAGTGATTGTTCTAAACAAGGATTACCACCCATTACTCTGTGGTCTTTGTTATCACCACCATTTTTCATACGAGAATATGTTCTCATATTTTCTAACCAAGCAAGACCGGGTTCTCCATTATCTACAATTCTCTTACACACGTCAGTATAATCCATACCGAGTTCTGCAAAGATTGAATTGTTTGAAGTCCAACCATATTGGTCACGATGTGGATTTACTTTATAATTTTTCAAGTCTAAGTATTCTTCTGAATCAGGGTCACCAAAAACTATTTCAGCAGTTCTTCTAACATTACCAGCTACAACACACTTACCAATAAGATTCATTATATCTACGATTGTTGTAATTGATATTGGTTCTCCACTATTTTTCTCTAAGACACCACGAATACTTTCGTGTACCTCTTGTAATGGTTCGTGTCCACTTGAAACACCACCAAATCCTTTGATTGGTTCACCTGCTGGTCGTACTATTGAATAATCAAACTTTACAGCTGCAGTTCCGTGGAAGTAACTTTCTAATAATAATTTAAGTGAGTCTACCCAACCCTCTCTTGTATCAGGGATTTGAAATATTTCTTCTGTTCTATCACGATTGATACCTTTAACAATTATTTCACCAGCACCTTTACAATCAAATCCTACACCAACACCTAACATACTTGCATCCATTAAGAAACAAAATGGTTTTGAGTAATCTTCTTTGATTGTTGATGTTGATACAAATGCGCAATTATTTAGTGCTGCATACAATCCTTTTTCTTCTGTGATTACCGTTCCCATTGCCCACAAACCACGACCAGGAGGTAAGAACTTCATACTAAAAATTCTTTCATACATTTCTTGTGCAGACCTTTGAGCTTGCCAAGCGTTCCAACCTAATTGATGTGATTCAATGTGATTTTTTTGCATAGAGTATGTTCCCTCTACAACACGTTGAACTGTTTCCCACCAACGTTCATTCTTTCCATCTTCTTTGATACGAGAATAGGTTCTCATATAAACCAATTCACCTAAACCATTAAAACCAAATGGTGCTTTTTTTCTTTTAAATTTGTCTATAAACTTTTCTGATAACTTAAACTTTTCCATCAACATAAACTCCTATTGTAATCTATTTTCCTATAACAATGATAAATATAATATATACTAAACTTAATTTAATAATTACTCAAATCCATCAATATTTTTTTCCATATCGGTAAATTTGTTCTTTAACTCTTTTCTCAAGAACTCTTCGCTGTTATTCATTTTACTTTGGGTGTCTTTTCCAAACTGACTACTACCTTCAAATACTTGGATTTGACCAATATTTGTATTTATTGTAGCTGGATAAGTAACACCATCTATACCAAATCTATTTTTAATCACGTGAAATCTACCTGTGTTAGCTATCTTATCTTCTACTTTCCTACTCATACTCATAACAAAGTCAGCAGTCATAACTTTACTATAATCTTCTGAAACCTTGTCAGCCCCAATTATATCCTCTTCAAGAGCTGAACGATTAGCTTGAGACGCTGTCCATATTGGTATTTCCAACTCACCAGCCAATCCTCTTAAATCTTCATAGATAGTTCCTATAGCGTGTCTCTTCTCTTTAAAGTTTCCTGTAGGCATTAGTATATCAGCATAATCAACTAATACCATATCTGGTTTTTCACCACTTATTTCAATCTGTTTTAAATGAGAACTGATTGTTTGTACACTAGCACCTTTGGTTGGAAAATACTTGATTAATAATTTACCTGGAAGTTTTGATAATTTAGCTTGTACATCATCTTTATAGTATTTTATATTTGATGTAGTGACTCCTGTAAATATAGAATCATATCGTAAACCAACATAATTTTCATTTAACTCTAAGGTGTAATGAACTATCGTTTTACCTTCTTTTAAAGCACCAGCTCCTAATGCTTGAAGTGTCCAAGATTTACCAATACCAGCAGGAGCAACAATTACTCCAAGTTCACCATGACCTAAACCACCATCCATTATATCATTAACCACATCCCAAGGCGTTTTAACTGTTACTCTCGCAGATTCCGCAAGTCGTTCTTCTAATGATATGATATAATCGTGTCCTAAATCTCTTGTAGTACCAGCTTTCATAGCTTCATCTATAATAGATTTTATACCATCATAATCTTTATTTTCTAATAAGTCAACTGAGTTAAGTATTGCAGTTTTTAATGTTTGATTTTTACAGAAGTCAAGTGTTTCTGATTGTACAAATTCTAAATCTGTAGCTTCTACATTTTTCCAAACCTCTCGTAGTTTATCTACTACACCAGATTTTAATACTTCATCATCTATCTCATCAATCTTATATTTTATAACTTCAAGTGTAGGTTGTTTTTTATATTCATAATAATAAGCTACTATATTCTTTACTAACCATTTATTTGAATCTGAATCAAACATTGTTGGATTTAGTATATCACTAATAGTTTGAATAAATTTTACATCTCCCATCAACGACGCTATAATTTTTGATTGAAATGATGTTCCAAATTGTGTTAATGTTTCACTCATGTGTTTTTTCTGCGTAATGGTTTAACTGATTAAAATTGGTAAGTAACCAACTATTAAGATTTGGAAGTGCTGAATATAACTTATCTTCCAAAAACATTTTTTGGAATTTGTATTTTACTAACCTATTAATTGGTTCTCTAACTTTTTGTATTATTTTAGTTTTTGTAGAGCCTGAAATGTCTACGTCTGATAATTGCATTAATTTATAATTCAATTCTATAACATCCTTTGATTCTGGTAATTCTCTAATAACTTCGTCTATATTAACTATACGACTTTCGCTCAAAAACGGTAATTTTTTTTGTATCGTTTTTAATCCTAGACCTTTTACACCTTTTATGTTATCTGATTTATCACCGTCAATAACTCTATACCAAATAAGATTATGAGATGATATACCAAACTCATCTAATACAGCTTGTTCATCATACATTTTCTTTTTAGTAGGACTCCATATTTTTATCCTACTATCGGCTAACTGAAGAAAATCTTTATCTGTAGACATAACTGTAATTTGAGATTCAGTAAGAACTTGTCTACACAAATATCCAATAGTATCATCGGCTTCAATATTATCATATGACAATACAGTTACTGGTAATACATCTAAATATTCTACAATACGTTGTAATTGCATAATCATATTTTGTTTCTCATCATCTTGAGAAGCAAAATCATAAG